GTTCCTAACTGGACTCGAACCAGCAACCCTCTGATTAGAAGTCAGAAGCTCTATCCGTTTGAGCTATAGGAACATAAGTGCAGTTATGGAGTTACACCATCGTAGCTTCAAGGCTTATTCACTGGTACTGCACTTAGAGCGGATAATGGGAGTCGAACCCATCTCACCAGTTTGGAAGACTGAGGCGCAACCGCTACGCCACATCCGCAAGATACAGGTGGTCAGCTTTCTCCTCTAGGTTCTTTAATACGTATCGGGCTAGATGGATGGGAGTCGCTATTCCCATGTTCATAACCACCTGTAAGTCTAGGTAAGTGGATTTGAACCACCGACCCCTGCGCCCCAAACGCAGTGCTCTAACCGGGCTGAGCTACACCTAGATAAGAAGAGAAAACTAATGCGGAAGCACCCGTAGTGGTTATCTCTTCAAGGCTGGAGATATAGGATTCGAACCTCATTTTCTGGTCCAGAGCCAGACGTCCTACCTTTGAACGAATCTCCAGTATTTTACTTCTTTACAGTTGCTTTAACAGTTACTCTTGTTGGTTTAGGTAAAGCAACCTTAACTTCCTTTTCATCCTGATAATAAGCTACTTTTTCAAGAATTTTAAGAAACTTTCCCCTACCTCCATAAAGTCTCTTCATGGTAGCCATTGCAAGACCAAACTCTGGAATGAATTTCTCATCAGGAGAGCATCTTACAACAGTCTTACTATCATCTCTCCAAATCACAATAGTAGTTTTAGAATCCTCCCTAAAAATTACTTTCTTAGGTGTAAGATGAATTTTAACTACCTTTGCAAGACCCTCATCAAGAGAAATCTTCATGCTTTTAATTAGTTCCTCTGGAACTTCTGGTAGGTTATTTGCTATACCAAAATTCAAAAGGCTTCCATTAGACCACATTCCTACAGGAGTTGGTGGAAATGGAACTGATTTCCCATCATAACGTATTTCAGACATTTTGTTTCCTTTCTTTACTCTAAATTTTTACTACTAGGCTGTGGCACTAGGCTTCGAACCTAGACTGTGACGTTCAAAGCGTCATATGCTACCTGATTACATCACACCACAAGGGGGTGGGTAGACAGATTTACAATAAACAGGGGCATGAAATAGAATAAACGGAACTGTCTACCCACATCATAATAATACCACAAAACTATAAATTTGTCAAGCCCCCAATTTTGTCATTAGCAAATAAATTCCCCATTGTTTTTGATTTTGTTTTTACATAATAACAAAACATAAAAACAAATCATTTATTTAGTCAGTTCTAGGCGGCGCAATTATCATATAACCGTCTAATTTTTTAACTAACTAATAATCCTATTTTATCATTCTTAATCTACTTTAATTATACCACAAAATGATAAATTATGTTAAGTCTAATAAATCATTAATATTTGCAGTATTCTACAACTTATTACTAGTTTTGTCAAGGGCTTGACATTAATATGTCTTATGTGGTATAATTAAGAAGTACAGTCTATAAGACTGAAAGGAGAAATTAATGTCGAGTCAAATTGAAAACGGACAGTGGAGATGTTCCATCTGTCACATGACGTTTTCTACTGTTGTTCTAGCAGACAGTTGTGAAAAAAGTCATAAAATTTTATATGTCCCTATGAAACGAGAAGAATTGAATCTTCTCATTCAATTTATATTTACGGGGGGTCAATCTCCCCTTCCAGAGGAACTAGTAAAGAACCTCATGGAGTTTACTAAAGTGAGACCTGTAAGCCATGAATAAAAAGATTTGTGCTAGGTGTCATCTGGAAATAACTGACGGTAGATATAAAATGGTCCCAATGGAAAGACCTTATTTAAATTTGTTTTTCCATTGGGATTGCTTTACTCAAATCTCGGAAGAATTGGAGGATTTTTTAAAAAATAATTTACAGGAAATTATACGAAATTATCCAGAAGAATTGGGAAAAATCAGAAGAAATTAGTTATTTTATGCATAAATAGGAGAAATGTGGTATAATGATAAATGATGAAGTTCATGAAATTCTTGAAAGTGTTGAAATAATAACCCCATTAGTAGATGAGGAAGTGGCTACCCTAAAAGTAGAGGAGGTGGCAAAAGAAGAATCCTGTCCAACTTGTGGTGAAGCTGTTTATAAAAGTGGAAGGTGTACTACATGTCCCTCTTGTGGGTGGAGTACATGCTCTATTTAGAAAGGAAAGTAAATGCCAAAGAAGATAGAAAAAGAGATAGATGACTTTGAGTTTGGTGATGAAGAAAAAGAAGAGATTAAACAATATAAAGAGTCACGGGTACGTCTGCCTACAAAAAAGAGCATTCGGAATCTGTGGCAATATAAGAACTTAACTGACGAAGAATTTAATGAAAAATTTGGTCAGCTAACTCAAGGTATCCAGACTAGTCAAGCATGGGAAGATAGAATTGCGGATAAGATAAAAGAATTTGGGGAAGATTATGACCTCAATGAATTAAATTCGAATGATAAACTTCTTCTCCGCTCTTTGGCTCAATCCTTTTTAAGTTTAGAGGATTTTGAATTAATTACATATAATATAAGACAGCAATCTATAACATATGATACATTACCAATTCTAGAAAAGCTGTCTAAAATAATGACAGATTTACGTTCAGATGTTAGTAGCTTACAGAATGACCTCAAGATTACACGAAAGTTACGAAAGTCTGAAAAAGAACAGTCTGTCATTGCTTTTATAGATGACCTAAAGCTTAAAGCTAAAGAATTCTATGACCAAAAAATGCTTTACATTTTCTGTCCCAAATGTAATATGTTATTGGGAACTATCTGGACTCTCTATCCATTAGAGTCTAGTAATAAGATAAAACTAGTCTGTAATAGAAAATTAGAAGATGATGAAATCTGTGGAACTCAGGTTGTTGTAGGAACTAAAGAACTCTTAGAAAGGGGAGGCACAAATAAGGAAGATTTGCCCGAAACTCTAAAATGAAAAAAATTCTAGTATTAGGTTCCAAAGGATTTATAGGAAAGCATCTTATTCAATATTTATTAGAAAATAATAAAGAAGATGCTATTTATGGTGTTGATAGAAAAGGTCTATCAGTCGGGGGACTAGAGAGTAAAATATTTAGTATAAATCTCTTAGACCAATACAAAGCTGCCGATTTTCTTTTTCAAGATTGGAATGAAGTTTATCAACTTGCTGCGGATTCTGGAAATCTAGAATATCTGAACTCAAGAGAATATGACTATGGTAGTCAAACATTAATAAATCTCAATATAATTAGACCATTATTATATAAATCCCTGACTAAACTTCTATTTACTAGCTCATATCATTCACAGTTTAATACAGACTATGGTATAGAAAAAAGATTTAATGAGAGACTATATCTACGTTCTATGCTACCAGTGTGTGTTGTAAGACTACCAAATGTATTTGGTATTTGGGATTCAGAACCAAAGGATGAGAAAGTACTTAATGCTATTTGTAGAAAAATTGCAGAAGCTTCTGATGGAGATACTTTAAGATTTCATGATGATAACCAGATAAGAGCATTTACACATGTTAAAAAAGTAGTAAAAACTCTTACCGAACTCTCTCCATCTGATGATGTAATAGACCTTCCCGGTCAGAACTATGCCTCTATTACAGAATTGTGCTGGCTAGTAAAAAATATTAGTGGAAAAGATATAAATATTCTTACTGATTTTACACTTCCAGATAATAAAATTTTTGCAGATGAGTTTATTCAGGAAATAACAGGGATATATAATCATTATTTAGTAAAAAGGATGGAAGATGGCAATTCAAAGAACAACATGTAGATTTTGCGGTGGAGAATTAAAAGAAAGTCTTAATTTAGGTGAATTTTATCCATCAGGATTTTTAAAAATGGATGAAGTTCCTATCTCTAAGGAGCCTCTGGTTTTGGCTACCTGTCAGAACTGTAAATTAGTTCAATTGCAACATGATATGGATTTAGATTTGTTATATAGACAATACTGGTATTCCTCAGCTTTAAATAAATCTATGATAGGTTCACTACATGATATTGTAAAAGACATAGAAAAGAGAGATAGGTTTGGGGGAAAGGTTGTAGTAGATATTGGAACAAATGATGGAACCCTCCTAACTTTTTATAAGTCTGGACCATCTGAAAAAATAGGCTATGACCCTGCTCTTAATCTAAAAGAAAGAGCTACTACTAACTGTACTAGATTTATAAATGATTATTTCTCTTCTGAATCATATCCAGTATCAGAGAAAGCTTCTGTTGTAACTGCTATAGCTATGTTCTATGATTTACCTAATCCAAAGTCTTTCATAGAAGATATTAAGAAAATTCTGGATAGAAATGGTATGTTTGTTATTCAACTTACAGACTTGTACTCTATGGTTAGAATAAGAGCTATAGATAATATCTGTCATGAACATTTGGAATACTACTCTTTTAGAGTGTTATATGATATGTTTTTGGAATGTGGACTAGAAGTTTTTGATGCGTCCTATAATGAAGTTAATGGGGGAAGTCTCAGAATTTTTGTAGGATATCCTAGTAGACATGAAATCAATATTAAGATTTATGAATACCTAAAGATAGAAGAAGATTATTTTAATCTCATTGGAGAACCCCTAAGCTTTTTGAGGGGGGAAGTTGATAGGCAGAATAAAACTTTGATGAGATTTTTAGATAGAATGGAAAGAGAGAAAAAAAGGGGTCTTATATTAGGAGCTAGCACAAAGGGAAATACCCTTCTTCAATACTATGGATTAAATAATAAAACTTTTCCCTATGCTGCAGAGGTAAATCCGGATAAGTTTGGTCTAAAAACTGTTGGAACAAATATTGAAATAATTCCAGAGGAAAAAGCTATGGAATATAATCCAGATTTCTTTTTAGTTCTTCCTTGGCATTTTAAAGACTTTATGATTGATAAACATAAAGACTATCTTGATACCGGAGGAACGCTTGTCTTTCCATTACCACATGTAAGTACCTATGGAAAAATTCAACTGACAGAAAGTGACTTTCCTATAAAATGACAGACATTAAAATAAAAACACTTGGATTTTTAATAGATGAACTATTTACTACTGACCATAAATGTTGGGAAGCACAGGATAGAATAGCCACTGCTCCAACAGCAGAGGAAAGACTAGAATCTGCTATGCTGGCTCAAAAACTTAACAAAAGAAGAAATGAATTAATAAGAGCTATTGATGAATCTGTTGGACAGTCTGATTCTAGTGTAACGGAGAAAACATATTGAGTACTTATGGTGCAGTAATCATTGGCAGGAACGATGATTATGGTGAAAATTTAGTAGAAAGAACCCAATATAGTTTATGGTCTATGTTGGATAGTTTGGATGAAGTTATCTATGTTGATTGGGGTACTGAAAAGGGTAAACCCCCATTACCAGAAATTCTAGACCTTCCAAAAACAAAGAAGTTTTCATATGTAGAGGTCCCACCAGATTTTATAGCAAAGTATACTCCTAATACTCCTGACCAACAGGCTGTATGTGAGGTATTTGCTAGGAACATAGGACTGAGACGATTAAAAACAGATTATCTTATATCTACTAATCCTGATATAGTTTGTCCAGAAAGGATAGAATTAGAGACATACTTTACTAATAAAGATGCTCTTATGACTGTTCCAAAACGTACAATTTCTTTATATACCTTGAGAGACCAAGTCTATTATAGAGATGTAATTTCTGTAAGAAAGACTTTGGATGCAAACCTTTATAACTCTATGCAACAACCTCCATGTTCTGTATGCTCAGGGGATAACTATTCTTTGGTTAGTGGGTGTGGAGATTGGGAAATAGGACATAGAGATGTGTGGTATCATATTAGAGGTTTCGAAGAATCTCTTTATAGACGAGCCTATGCGGATAGTAATGTATTAAGAAAGGCTAGTTATTTTGGACACCGAATTTATTATGAACCTGCTGTAAAAGTTTGGCATATTGGTCATGGAAGAGGTGGAGGAGGAGATGGAGGAGAAAATGATATGCAAACTGCAATTTTTATGGAAGGTACTACCAATCCCGAAACTTGGGGATTTAGTAATATAAAACTAAAACAAAGGAAACTATAATGAAAAAGTTTATTGTAACTACTACCATCCAACCACCAACAGAGGCTACATTAAAATTTTCTAGCATGAAAGATTGGACTTTTATTGTAGTTGGAGACCAAAAGACCCCCCACGAACTTTATAAGAGTATGGATATTATTTATATGACTCCTGAATATCAGGAAGAAAATTATAAGGAATTAAGTGACTCAATTGGATGGAATTGTATTATGCGTAGGAATCTTGGATTTGTGGAGGCATTTCGTAGGGGTGCAGATATTATAGCAAGTGTTGATGATGATAATATTCCCTACCCTCATTGGGGACAAAATCTTCTAGTTGGAAAGACAGTAGCAGTAGATTACTGGCATAATAAAACTGGCAGAGCATTTGACCCATTAAGTGTGACAAATCATCCTGAATTGTGGCATAGAGGTTTTCCTTTAAAGGAAATTAAAACTTCTAGAAAACCAAGTTATTATGGAACTATTGATACAAAAGTAGAAATTGAAGTTGGTCTGTGGGATGGAGACCCCGATGTAGATGCAATATGTAGAATCATGTTTGGAAAGAATTTATCTCTAATAAAGATGGCGGAGTTGGTTCCGTTTTCATCAGACCAGTTTATTCCATTTAACAGTCAAAATACCTTTATATCCAGAGACTTAATTAGGGATTATATGGTTCTTCCTTATGTGGGAAGAGCAGATGATATATGGGGTGGGTATATTTTACAATATCTACATACTTCTAAACCAGTATTTAATGGTGTTACTACCTATCAAAAAAGAAACGCACAGTCTCTAAAAAAGAATCTAGAAGATGAGTGTTTTAGTTACCTAACAACGGAAGAGTTTCTAAAGAATATAAAAAATTATCAAGACTATCTTCCAGAAAATACTAATAAAGCTTTTGAAATTTACAGGGGTTCTTTTGAATGAAACCACTAATAGTTGGGGAAGGAATTTATAAAGCAATTTATGATGAATTTTTATATGGCTCCTTTTGGAATGCAACTAAAGATTATCTTATAGACAAGGCAATAAAAGTAGTAGTAGATATTGGAGCCTCAACCGGATTATCTGCTCTTATGTTTTTAGACTATCCAGAGGTAGAAAAAATAATTTGTTTTGAGCCGGACAATGATAATTTTAATAATTTATTAGTTAATCTTGAACCATATATGTCTATAGTAGAGCCTCATTGCTTAGGAATATATTATGGAAAAACAGAATCGGACGTTTATGGAGTTGGAGATAATAACCCACTAGGATACTTTATAGATGGAGTTAAAGAAAATAATCTAGGAGACTACTATAAAGATAGTGCAGTAAAATATGAGGGGAAGAAGTTTGTATTAGATGAGTTGGAAAACTTTATTAAAATTCCAGCAGATTTAATAAAAATAGATGTAGAGGGTTCGGAATATAATATTATTCCAAATTCGAACATAGTAAAAACATCTAGATATCTATTAATAAGTTTTCATAATTATCCACTAACTTTTATAAATGATTTTATAAAAGAACATCTATCAGATTTTAGCGTTAGATTTATCTCTAGCATTAATAATAATTCAGATATACTTTTTGAAAGGCAATAATGAAGGTTCTCTTTCTAGAAAAAAAATTAAGAACAGATAAACTTGGAATTCTCTATCTTTCTAGAATTCTTAAAGATGCTGGTCATGAAGTAGATTTACTTCAAACAGATTTGGATAGCATAGAAAATCTTGATGTGGATTTTATAATGTATTCCGTTATGTCAGGAGAACACGAATGGTTCTTAGATATAAATAGGGAGTTAAAAAAGAAGTATAAATTTAAGTCTGTAATGGGAGGACCACATTTTACCTTCTTTCCAGAGCAGGGTTTGGATGACCCGGAAGTAGATTTTGTAGTACAGGGTGCTGGTGAAGGTGTGATTCTGGATATTGTAGAAGGACGGATAAATAAAAAACTCATAAGAGGATTTATACCAGACGTAAATAAACTAGCTAATCCAGACCGCTCTATTTTATACAAGTATTCAGAATTTGGTGATGCTAGGATGAAACGCTTTATAGCTGGAAGATACTGTTTATATAGTTGTACATATTGTTTCAACCATCTATTCAAAAAACTTTATGTAGACCAAAAAGACAGGTTCTTTCAAAGAGTTTCTCCTAGCAAAATAATAGAAGAAATAAAAGAAGTAAAGAAAGAGTATGGATTAGAGTTAGCCTATTTCAATGATGATGACTTAGCAGCAGATAGGGAGTGGCTCGTAGAATTCTGTAACCTATTTAAAAAAGAGTTGGGAATAGAGTTTTGTGGTTCAATACGAGCCAGCAGTGTAGATGACAAGCTACTAAAATTAATGGCAAAAAGTGGGTGTGTATTTCTAAATATAGCATTGGAATCTGCTGTGCCAGAAACACAGAAACTTCTGAGGCGTGGTTTTATAACCAATGAGCAGATAAAGAAAGCCTGTAAAAGTTGTGAAAAATATGGAATCAAAGTTCGTTTGCAAAACATGATTGGATTACCAGTTGATAGTTCCTTAGAGGATGCTCTAGAAACTTTAAAAATGAATCAGGAGATAAATCCTGTAGATTCTTGGGCTGCTATTTTCCAACCATTCCCTAGAACAGACCTCTGGAAATATTGTATAGATAGAGGACTTATTACAGAAGAAACACAATCACGGGCATTTTATGAGCACACTCCTTTGAAACTTGAGGATGCCGATAAGATTAATAGACTTCATAAATGGTGGTTTTTTGCAATCAAATATAAATTTCCAATAGAATTAATTAGAATATTATTAGATACTCCATTAGATGATATGCAAGAAAAACGTATGCAAGATTACAGATGGGAGGTAGCAAAAGGATTGTTATATGGATTATAATTCACGGGTTATAGTTACAGGTGCAGGTGGTTTTATAGGACACCATTTAGTTAAATATCTAAAGGTTTTAGGATATAAGGAAGTTGTTGCAATTGATATAAAATTTCCAGAATTTGAACAAAGCTTTGCAGATATCTTTTATCTTATAGATTTAAGAGACCAAGAAGTTTTAGGCTCTAATATGGATATTTTTACCGAGGGTTCTAGTATTTTTGCACTAGCAGCAGATATGGGAGGGATGGGATATATTGCAGACAATAGTGCAAAAATAATGACAAGCAACTCTATGATTAATATAAATACTATTTCAATAGCTGCAGCTAGAAAGTTTTCTCAGATATTTTTTGCATCATCAGCTTGTGTTTATCCAGAGTATCTTCAAAATAATGAGAATAGTTTCAAAGGTGGTTTGAAAGAAGAAGACGCTTATCCAGCACAGCCACAAGATGGTTATGGTTGGGAAAAACTCTATACAGAACTTCTCTTAAAATATTATAGAGAAACCTTTAGTTTTAATACACATATAGCAAGGTTTCATAATGTATTTGGTCCTCTTGGAACATGGACAGGTGGAAGGGAGAAAGCACCAGCAGCACTTTGTAGAAAGATTGCTACTGCAAAACGAGATAAACTTGATTACATCGAGATTTGGGGAGATGGAAAACAAACACGTTCATTTTGCTATATAGATGATATAGTAAAAGGTATCTATAAATTATCACAAACGGACTACCACGAACCAGTAAATCTAGGTCAGGATAGAATGGTATCAATAGATGAGCTTGCAGATATGGTAATGGATGCTGCTGGAGTCAAGTTAGAAAAGAGACATATAGAGGGTCCGGTTGGAGTAAGAGCTAGAAATTCTGAAAATAGCCTTTCTAAAAACCTTCTTGATTGGACATATGAGATTTCATTGGAAGATGGAATCAAAAGAACATACCATTGGATAGAGGGTAAAGTAAATGAAAATACTCCCAATAGTAATTAATCCAGTTCTACAAGGAACTTCTCTCATTAATCATTATAATGTAGATATTGAGAATTTAATAAAGGAAGTTTCTCAAGAGTTATCAAAAGTCTTAGACGTATCTATAGAATTTTTACCTCTGGAGTTTTCTGGAAGAATTCCAATAAAGCAAGACGGATTTCAATATACAGAAGAACAATATGCAGCCGTTATACAAGACGGTTCAATACATCATGAAGCAGATTTAATAGATTACCAAGATTTCATGTATAACTTTTCAATGATTTCTAGAAGACAAAACAAAGAGTTTGATGAAGTTTGGGTTTATGGTGGACCTTTTATGGGATTTCATGAGTCTCAAATGGTAGGAGAAACTGCCTATGTATGCAATTCCCCACCAATAGAAGCTCCGTGTTCAAATTTTGTAATCATGGGTTTTAATTATGAGCGTGGTGTTGGTGAGGCTTTGGAAGCTTTTGGACATAGAACCGAATTTATATTTAGACATCACTATCCCATATTTTGGAATAAGTATTCAAAGCAAATAGGAACAATACATGAACCCTTTAATACTACAAAAGCATATGATTGGAGTAATCATGATATGGGAATCTTTAATGGAAGTCAAAAAGCTAACTGTGAACTTTGGAATTGTGATGGAAAAGAGTATATAAAATGGTGGTTTAAGCATTTACCAACAGGCGTAAAATACGCTACTACACATGTGGAATATTGAGATAATAAGTAATGTTTTGGTTTCTATAGGTTATTTTCCAGAGGGTTATGGTAAAGATTTGGCTATGTATATGATAGACCAAATTAAAGAATATGCTGAAAGTAAAGGTTATTTATGGGTTACTGTAATAGGTTGGATAGAAAAAGAAAAGTAAAGGAAAATAATATATGTATGATAAGGTAATTTTTTTCAATCATTTTGGAAATGGAGACTTATTTGAATCCACAGCATTTATAGAAGAACTGCATGAAACCATTCCTGCCAAAGAATATATATATTCTCATGGAAAGGACAATAGAATATTTAACCATCTACCTTGGTTAGTTCAAGATAAACAGTATGTAGATAATCTAGATATACGAGTAGCCACTAAAGTAGAAAATAATTGTTTCTATCTTAATACTTGGATTGGAAGAGATGGAAGATATGTTTTACCGGGAATTGGATGTACGGTAGAGATGTTACATACCATGTATAATGATATGCTTGCTCCATATGGAATCCAACTAAAATATAACCCATATTTTTATATTCCTGTGATTCCACATATTACCAAGTATTATAAATTTCAGAATGTGTTAGATTTTGTAGAAAAGAAACAGAAGAAGTATAAATTGGTTTTAATTTCCAATGGAAATGTTCAATCTTGTCAAGCGGATAATTTTAATTTTTCACCAATTATATCTAGACTAGCTAGAAATTTTGAGGACCACTTGTTTATAGTAACAGAACCAATATGGGAAAAATTTGAAAATGTAGTAACAACTGCAAGTATTACAAAAGTGTCTGGTTGTGATTTACATGAGATAGGACTTTTAGCAGTACACTGTCCTGTAATAATTGGCAGATGTTCTGGACCAATCGTATTTGCTCAACACAGGTGGAAGTGGAGCTATTCTCTTCATAAATCAATCTCATTTACATATACATATGAAGGTTCACATTTTGTAAGGTCGGATACCTTACCCATGAAAAAAATATGGTCTCCTGCTAACACAGTAGACGAAGTTTATAGAAAAATCTCGGAGGAGTTAAAATAAAATGAGTAAAACTTTAGTAGGGTTTGTGGGATTTGGGGGAGCAATATTTACAAAGGAACTTATAAGAGGAATAAAGGAAACAACCACAAAGAATGTTGATATGGCTGCTGTTGTAGGAAAGCCGGGAGATGTTGATACAATTGATATCTTGGAAGCTAATAGTATTCCTTATATTATCCATCAGGATAATATGGGATTTCCTTGGTCTGTAAATGATTTATATGATTATGCATGGGTAAAAAATAACTATGATTATCTTATTATTGCCGGGAATGATACCATTCCGTATCCTTATGCTATAGATGGAATGATAAAAGTTGCTGATACCACTGATTATGAGTGGATTAGCGCTTCCCAATTTGACGTAAGAAGTTTATGTTCACAATTTCCTGAAGTTAGAAATCAATTTGCAGAAGAGACCTTCAATATAACAGATTTCAGTCAGGAACCTTGGAAAAAATTTACAGGATACTCTAAAACAAACAATGTAGAGGGGAATGTAATAAAGGACGTTCAGAATTTTTGCCTCTACAAAAAATCTGTCTTTGATAAGATAGGATATACGGATGTGAATTTCTTCCCGGCTTATTTTATTGATAATGATTATGCTAGGCGTGGTGTTAATGCCTCCTTGAAAACATGTAATCTTGATGGTGCAGTATATTTTCATTTTTGGAGTAGGGTTTTGAAGCAGGTTGGTGGTGGTTCTAACTCTGTATATTTTGCTAGAAATTCTTCCTACTATAATCTAAAGTGGGGAGGACCCTTTGGTGGAGAAATGTATGCAGTACCTTTTAATGGAAATCCATTCCCACTAACTCCAAATATAATTCTTCCTGCTAGTTTAAAGATAGATTCTAGAGTTAGTGAGCAAGCTATAATTAATTACTGGAAAAATCAATAATGTCATTAATAGAAAAAATAACACAAGAAGATTTAATGTTATATGAAATCTTAAGAAACCCCGTGTTATTTGCTGAGTTTGTTCAGAATATAGATAAGTTTCCATATGAAGAACCGTTTGAACTCACAGATTATCAGAAGGAGTTTATAGCTGATTTTAATAGCTATGAATCTCTGTGCTGCGCTCGTTCTGTTGGTAAGACAGTATCATTGACAAATCTAATCTTATGGTTGTTAATTTTCAATGTTTTTCCGGAAGATTTTATAGTTTATACTGTCCCAAGTAAAGTACATCTAGAACCAGTATTTACTAGTTTGATTAGAATGTTTAGAAGTAATACTTTTCTAAGAAATTTCTTGGATAGAAGGGGAGGAATAAACTCTTCTGATTTTACTATAAACCCTCTTAATAACTCTTCTCTAACATGTCGTATTGCAGGTCAAAGTGGAACTGGAGCAAATGTAATCGGTCTTCACACTCCATATGTTATTTTGGATGAGGCTGGTTATTATCCTTGGGGAACTTGGAGAGAACTTCAACCAATTGTTAATACATGGACACCGGGATTTAAGATGATAGTTTCCGGAGTTCCAACAGGATTACGAGAGAATAATGTTTTGTATCACTGCGACCAAGAGAATAGTTCATACACAAAACATAGAATTTCTGCCTTAAAAAATCCTCGGTTTAGTGAAGAGGAACAATCAAAAGCTATTGAGGATTATCAGGGAGTGGATACAGAAGACTATATTCATCTGGTTCTTGGATTGCATGGCAGACCACTTTTTGCATTGTTTGATAGAGGTCAGTTCGAAATTCAAAACTATCCTGTATATAAACTACAAATAAATGGTCTAGAATATAAAGAGAATATAGCAGAATATGTTACTAGAATAGCAGCTTTTCCATCAGTGGAGAAAGGTTCTCGAGTAATTTTTGGAGTAGACTTAGGATACACAGAACCAACAGCTATTATTATTCTATACTTCGATAAACATGGAAGACTTCTAATTCATGGGAGAATACAGTTAAATAAGGTTCCATACCCTATACAAGAAAGACTGATAGATAGATTAGATGATAAGTTTCATCCAATTTTGATTGGAATAGATAAAGGTTCTGGTGGTTCTGGTATCCACGTTATTCAATCACTTTCGGATGGATATGAATACTTACATAAAGATTTTAAGAATAGAATTGTGCCAGTTGATTTTTCTTCCAGCCTTGTTTTAGGAATGGATTCAAATGGAGAAGAAATAAAATCAAAAACAAAACCTTTTTCTGTATCGGTTTTGCAAGATTATACTAATAATCATAAGGTATTGTTCTCATCAACAGATATGGAAATGGTTTCAGAGTTGGAAAGAATGACATACACTAAAACACCAACTGGAGATATTGTTTATAAGACCCTTACACCAAAGGGTGGTAAGAGGGGTGAAGACCACTTTACTCAGGCATTACTGTGTGCCACTCTTGCAAATTACTTGAACACAGAATACTTATCCCTTATGCCGGGGAAACAAAAATTAATAGGCTTTGGATGGATATAAAAAATGGCGACTAAAAAAGAAATAACTAAAGAAGTACCTAAAGAAGCAACACTTCGATTAGCAAATGCGGAACTCATGTCATTTCCCGGAGTTGGAAATCCTTGGAGTCCTTCAGATGTTGATAAATTAGAAGCGGTTGATGCTACTCAGTTTAAAAAAGCAACAGAAGCTTGTAGGTTTTTCTATAGGAGAGACCCTATAGCATCATCTGTTGTAAACAAAATGGTTGATATTGGAATAAACGACCTTATTTTTCACAAAAATAATTTAAGTGAAAATGAAATGATGGTCTTTAAAGCCATTAAACCTCAATTGATGGATTTTGCAGAAGCAATGGCTCTGGAGTTTCTTGTTTCCGGACTTGTTTTTCCAGAAGTTTCCTATGCACCTATAGGAAAGGACAAACTTAAGGACTATAATATTAAAAAATATGAGCTTTTGACCCTTCCTCAAAATATGTGGTTAAGAGACCCTGAAACCATTACTATTGAAAAGAGTATTTTAACAGATGAACCAACATATTATACTGAAATTCCGGGTGATGTAATCTATTTTGTTCAGCATAAAGGTCAGTATCCAGATGGAACAGTTGATGTTGAGTTATATGAAAAACTCAAGGCTATGTATCCTGCATTTGTATTAGCTATTGAACAGGGAAAGACAAAGTTCAAGTTGGAAAATGAATATGCTATTAGAAGAAGAGTATTATCAGATACAGCATATCCACTTTCTTATCTATATTCTGCTATTGAAGCAATGAAACATAAAAGAAATCTTAGAAGAATGGACTATTCTATTGCATCTAGGGTTATCTCTGCTATCATGCTTGTAAAACTAGGTTCGGATTTATTCCCACTTGTAGCAGGAGAGGGTGAAGAGCAACTTTCACAAATTAGAACTCAATTAGCATGGAGAGGAACTGCTGATAGAGATATAGAAAGAATCTATACTTTATATGGTAATCATACTTTGGATATTAGTTGGGTATTTCCTCCTATTGAAGCTCTTGTGGATGACGCAAAGTATAAGGAAGTTAATCAGGATATATTATTTGCACTAGGATTTCCAAGAATATTAATCACTGGAGAATCCGAAAGAAGTAATTCATCTGACCCACAATATGCTACAATGTCACCAGTTAAAACTATGGATAATTTTAGGAACAAGATTATAGAAGTTATCAGGAGCGTAGTTAGAGAGGTGGCTTTGAGAAATAAATTTGCAAACATTCCTCTAGTTAAATTTGCTCCACTACAACTATCTGAATTTGCTACCTTTGTTACTGCATTGAAAGACCTATATGAAAGAGGAAATCTTTCAAGAACAGAGTATGATAAGTACTTTGGTTATGACTTTATGGATGAAATGGGTAAGAGAAAAATTGAGAATGAGGAGCTTAAAAAGAATGGTCTTGAAGAATTTGCTCCTACTCCTAATAGTAGAGCACCTGTAGGTGCAGGAACAGAGCCACAATCTACTCCCGATACTCCAACAAAGCCAGCAAAAAAGGGCAAAACTACTACTAATTAGGTCTATATTATACATAAAGTTGTATCATGTGTTATACTTAATATTAGCAACTTTATGAAGAATCGTTGGTAAGGCGATTCTGAGAGGTGTATATATTTAATGGACAAAGCATCTAAACTTATTACTGAATTTCTTCTGGTAGACCCCAATAGTGAAGTAGAGGATGAAGCATTTGCTTCAACTATAACTCATAACCCTACCGTAACTTGGACCAAGTTCGTTCTAGTGGACGACCAACCAAATGCGAATAAACAAAGAGTACCAGAGGAAGAATTTGAAAACCTGATTAAAACAGGTGTCTTCATGCCTATTAAAATGGCAGAGGGCAAAATAAATGATGGTCATGACGGTGCTAGACCAATCGGTGTAATTACCCATCTTAAGAGATTTAAGAACCAAATATTAGGACTAGCTGCTTTGTGGAGCAGAGAACATCCCGATGATGTGGAGTATATTAAACAGGCATATGCCAGTGGTAAACAACTCCAACTATCTTGGGAAATTTTATTTTCTGAGCCCACAGTAGCAGATGGTATTGAAGAACTAAGAAATACTACCCTACGGGCTGTAACTCTTGTGGGTCTTCCTTCCTATAGTGGTAGAACACCAATTTTAGAGGTTGCCTCTAAGAAAACAAATGAAGAGGAGGAATCAATGGAAGAACTAGAACAACTGCGTAAGGACCTCGCAGATTTAAAATTAACCCTTGCTGAAAAAGAAACACTACTTTCTGGAAAGGATGTAGCCATTTCTTCTAAAGACGAGGAATTAGCAACATTGAAATCAGAAAGAGATTCTCTAGCTGAATTCAAGGCTACAATTGATAAACAAAGAGATGAGGCTGAGAAACTTCAAGGCATCAAAGTTCAGTTTAAAGAAGCTGGTCTTGAAAAAGACGATGAGTATTTTGAAAAAAATAAATCAATGTTGTTATCTTTTGAGCAACCGGAATTGGATTTCTTTATGCAAGAAGTCCTATCATTCAAACCTGCTAATGAAACAGAAGCAAGTAGGAAAGAAAAAAATCCCGGTGCTCCTGTGTTAAATTCGAATAATGAATCCACAGACCCTAAAGCTCTTGCAGAATATCTAAGAAAAGAGTTTAAGAAATAATTTAAGGAGGATTTAGAACGTGGAAATCAACAAATATGATAGTGAAATCATCGGTGTTATTCCAACAGCCGATGTTGTAGAAGGTCGTATAGGTGTACTCACAAGTCATGGTTTTAACTATGATTGGGGTAGCAAAGTAGACCTTCCCGGTTTCAAAATTCCGGCAACTGCTGAAGAAGCAAAAAACGCAAAACAAATAATTACATGGGCTGTAGATAACAGACCAACCCCACTTTTCCAGACTATCCCAAGTTTTCCTTGGGCTATGCGTCAGGGATGGGATTTAGCTGGTAATGCACCCTTTAGTACCAATGTCTATCTGACATATCCGGGCAATCAGCATGGAAGAACTATTCCATCTGGTGTTCCTGCATTAGCTTTCGGTAAGGGTGTTTATACACTTCCATCTGGAAACTACATCAATGATAACAACCTAAGAACACCCGGCAAACTACTTCAGGTAGCTAACACTGCTGAAGATACTTCAGATGCTGGTAAGTTGAAATATTTAGCAACAATGAGCGATAGAAAGGTTGGTCAAGTGGTTGAATACCGCACAAATGGCGACCTAGTATTCGAGCTCGATTAAACGGAGGATTATAAATAAAATGGGAGATAAAAAATACGAGGAAGCAATCGCTAGTTTGATGAAGGACCCAACTCAGCGTGAAGCTTTAGCACAGATGATTGTGGAATATGTACAACCTAACCACATCACCGCAGATTTTATTGGGATGCTTTTGAATACTCGCAATCTGCAACCCGGTGATTCTCTTGTGAAGAAAATTCGCAAAGGAATCAATGTTCGTACTTGGGTTCCGGGACAGATTGGCTTGAAGAGCGAAGTTACCGTAACTGACCGTATCAACTATATTCTGGATTCAGCTATAGTTGGTGTAATGGCAAATGAATGGGAACTCGAATCAGGCGAAATCGGAACGATTGGAAGTATCAAAGCAGAAGCTGGAGCAAAGCTCCGTGACTACTACATGAACAAAGTGTTTACCGCTTTGACAGGTGTTTGGTCATCTGGAAATACTCCATATAACTATGCTTACTGTGGAGCCACTGTAACAGCACTTGCTCTTGAAAATATGATTGATAGAATCAATCAGACTACTTCAGGTGCAAAAGCTATTGTAGGTGTACGCTCTGCTGTACAGCCAATTAGTAAGTTTGCAGCTTTCTGGACTAGTGGTGGAACTACTGCATATGTACCAGAAAGAATTGCAGAATTGATGGCAAATGGATATCTTGGTAATTACTATGGTGTTCCTATCATTGCTATCAATCAAATTTGGGATAACCCCGAAGACTATAACGAACTTCTACCTAAGAACAAAGTTCTTGTTATTGGAGAAAATGTAGGTGAGTTCATTACCTTCGGACCAGAACGCTCAAAAGAATGGGTTGATAATCAACCAACACCTCCATACTGGCATCTAGATATCGTACAGCAATTTGGTATGATAATTGACAATGCACAGGGAATTGGTGTTTTGGGATTAGCCTAACCTTATGATGGGGGAGGTGTAAAAACCTCCCCCACTTGAATTTAATTTAGAAAGGAACATATATAAGGATGGAATCAAAAGAGTATAATGTTTATGCAGCAATGCAAGCAGGAACTCCCTATGCAACCTATAAGAAAACAACATTAGGGAAAGTTTTTGTATCTGTTTTAGACCCCTTTTCTGGAAACCCTGTGGGAATTATTCTAGAAGGAGAAAAGGGTGATGAAAAAGAAATGATTGATGTTTGGAATGAAACGGAAGATGTCTTTTTCAAGAAAATGAACAGACTACAATTTGACCAAGGGTATATTATTCCGTGTATTAGGGAATCTAAAGAGACTCCTAAACCACTTGAGCAATATTCCGATACAGAATTAAAAGAACTTTTATCTATGAAATATTTTGCATTTCAAAAGCTGTTGAGTGAAATTACAACTACAGCAGTAGCTCAAAGACTTCTAGACTTGGCTAGAGAAATGGAAAAGTCAGAAAAAATAACACTGGCAATAGAAACTAAATTGTCAGAACTACAACAAAAATCGTAGGAGATAAATTAATGAATGGTGAAATTTTAAAATTAAGAGAATCAAGTAACGCTACTATTCTAAGACCTGCTAGTTTAATGGACAGCTTACTTACAAGTGGAAAGTATTTTGCAAAATGTCATGACAAGTATGGAAAACTTCTTTGGGAAGATACCATTGATAATACAGTTATGATATTAGGTAAAAACCTTGCTTTAGATACGTTCCTAGCTGGTTCTGGATATAGTGTAGTTGGACCTTTCATGAGTCTAATTAGTTCCGTATCATATGGGGGAGCACCTGTTGAAGGCGATACAATGGCTTCACATGCTAACTGGTATGAAGTATCAGCTACTACTTACTTTCCAACCATTGCAGCTAGACTAACTACAAATGGTGGATGGAACGCAGCAGCAAATAAAGCAAAGGCATTAACTTCAGCACTATCATTTAGTATTATTACTAATGGTGGGACTGTAAAGGGGTGCTTCCTTGTGTATGGTTCTGGTGCAGTTTCAACTCTTGGGAATACCTCAGGAACACTTTTATCAGCAGGTACTTTCACTGGTGGTGATAAAGCTGTTGGTGTTGGAGATACACTTCAAGTTAGTTACTCAATGAGTATGTAAAGGTGGTTCGATATGACTTACGTTTCAGATGATAGAGTAAAGGAAACCTCTACTACTACCGGAACAAGTAACTTCTCTCTAGCAGGAGCAGTTACTGGATTTCGGGCATTTTCGGCTGTCATGAATAATAATGACACCTGCTATTATTGCATAGCTCATCAAACAGCAAATGAATGGGAAGTAGGAATTGGAACGTGGGTAACTGGAAACACACTTAATAGAAGTGCAGGAAATATTTTTGATGGGTCTTCAGGAGCAGGAACTTTAGTTAGTTTCTCTTCTGGAACAAAAGATGTATTCATTACAGCACCTGCTAATAGAATTAATATGTTCAGTGATGAACTAGCAATGGTTTTTCCTGCA